TGACGACCTGTTGTGTCTTTAGAATAATAGGTAGCAGGTAATCCATAGTTACGCATAACGCCTTGGTATTTGTCCTCAAGACCTACATAAACTGCTTCTGGAAGTGCAGCCAATCCTTTTTTAATACGTTCAGCATTAGCAGCAAAACGTTTTTGATAAGCATCAGTTGCTCGTAATGCTAATGTCAACTCCGCAGATGATGGTCCTGACATTATTAGACCCTTTAACGGTTCAACTAATGAACCCAGTCCATACTGATTAAACTCTGTAAATAAAATATCATAAGCAGATTGACCTGCACGGCGTAATCTTTCTGCCTCTGCTGCCTGTTGTTGCCTTGCTATTTCAGCAGCATTAGCTGCTGCAGATGCAGCTTGAGCTGCAGCAATTTGGGCTGCTATCTGTTCTGGAGTTAAAGTTGTACCAGTTGGTGCAGCAGGTGCTAAAGTACCCGAAGGAGTTACTTGTAATCCAACTTTCGCTGCCTCGGTTGTAAGTCTTTCAGTTTGACGATCTACACCAGCAAATGCTTTTTCGGCTGCTGCTCTAATCTTAGGATCTTTAATTTCAGATAACTGTGATCTTGCCTGCTCATAGCTAGAGACAGGTGTGGCTTGATTCATTCTTGCCACTGCTGCATCAGAGACTGCTGCATCTTTTTCTAGTTGAGCAAGTGCTGCTCTAACCGCTTTTTCTTCTTTAGATATAGCCACTGTTACCCCTGAAATCCAAAGTCCTGAAGGACTCTAAGTGTTGATTCTGCAACTGTTTTTTTAGCGTTCTTTGTATACTGCCAACGAGGATCTTCTCGTAGTTCTCGTTCAAAATCGTATATAGATTTAGTTGCTACTTTGCCATCTGGAAGAGTATAGGACAAAGCGCTTCTGATCTTAGGATCAAATAGATCTACGGATGTGTAAGGGATCTCTAATATATTACTCATAGATTGAATATAAGGATCAGCTATTGTTTTAACATCAATACCAGATTTAATTCTATCTGCTAATTGTGGAAAGGCTGATATAGCACTTTCTCTAATTGAGTTAAATACAGTATTTTGATCTATTTTACCAGTTACTATTTGAGTAGCATAATCACTAGCGGCATCATCAGAAAGCATAATACCATTTCTAGAAGCAAAGTTTTTAACCTGCACAAAGTTTTGACCTATCGGTCCCTCTGGCATACCAACTTGTACTGTTTCTTCAGCACCAGCAAGTAACTTAGTCTTGATCTGATCCTCAAGCCAAACCTTAGGATCTTGATTATCAGCAGTAAAGTAATCGGTATTTACTAATTCACCATTTTTATAAGTATATTTAACAGTAGTTTTAGAAGTACCATCCTTGCTCTTATATTTAGATCTAAGAGCTGGTAACCAGATTGCTAACTCTTCTTGAGTAGCATCTCTTTTATATAACTGTTGAAAAACATTATTAATATTATCTACTATGGCAAGATCATCTGGCATCTTTCTAGATGTTTGGGTCTGAGTAAATACACCAGATTTTAAAGGTTTATTATCACTACCAGAAACGGTGTCCACATACTCTTGTAAACTAGTAGCACCACCTGGTAGCAGATCAATAAAGCTTTGAAGACCGGCATCATATTTTTGTGGAACTGTTGCGGTATACTTTGGATTACCAGAGCCATACACAAAATTAGTAGACATTACTCACTCACCTTTGGGGTTAGATATTTGTCAGTAATCAAATCTTGGGATAAGAATCTATCGTATAGATAGGCAAATCCTAATTTATCATCTTGTTTCAATTTGTTTACCATTCCATCATAAATGAATTTTAAATCTACATTTGCTTTTGCATCTATAGATTTTACATCTCTTCTAAGTAGTTCTCTTGAAATTGCTTTTCTAATATCAAGGTAGGCAGATACGGACTTCCAAGTAGGGTTGTTTTTATTATCCTTCATAAAGGTCTGATCCTCAAGAATTTTACCTAGACCTACGATAACTTTATTTGTCTTGGATCCATCAGAATCAAGGTAGTCATCATACCAAGCAGTTTGTTCATACTGACCAGTTGTATTATTAAATACTGGCTTACCATCTGCATCGGTCTGAATTGCTAATTTAGTTATAAAGGATTGTTTAATAAACTTTAGATCCTCAGCACCCTTTTGCTGTGTTGAAGAAAGTCCTCTTTTTTGCAATTCGTTATCAATAGCATCTGATAACTTGTTATATTGAATCCAACCCTTTTCAGCATCATTTTGTCTTTGAGACTCCTGAGGACTTAATGATGATAGGAACTTGTCCGGTGAACCTGGTGATATCTTTTTCCTAAATAAGAAGTTATAAGCTGCTTGGGAGAAGTCATAACCAGTTGGATCGTTTGTCACTAATCCAATTAATCTAGGATTAATATTGCTTAACTCAGATATTAGACCAGAATACTTTTTAGTATTTTCAGCAGCAACGGTTGATGACTGAACACCTGTAGGGTTTTTAGATAAACTAGCTGAGAAAGAAAAGTACTCAGGATAGTCTTGTAAGAACTTGGCATCAGCATCAAGACCATAAATTCTCTTATACTCTCTAGATTTATTTAGATAGTATTGATAAGGGCTATCAAAACGAGGAGCAAATGGCATAATTAAACTTGCGAAGGTACGCATTGTCCAGTAGTCCTTAGTCATATCCATAATTTTTTCAGGCTTGACTGCTGGTCTACCATCACGCTTTGCGTTCTGTTGTTCTGTTTTCCAAATCAACTGATAGGTTCTAGCAAACTGTGGATCTTCTAATTCTGCATTAGCAGTAATTTGTCTCTGAAGCCAAGGTGGTAAAAACGCAGATTGTAAATTTTTAGGAATACCATAAGGGAACATTCCCTTTATTGACTCTTGTACGGTTGGCTGATTCTTAGTAAGAGCAGAAACTGTAACTCCAACATAAGGACCTACTGGGAATATATCAGCTACAATATTTGGATTACCTTGGTTGTAAAGAGCATCTAATCCGCCTTGGAATATAATATCCAAGGAACCTTTAGATATACCCATCTTAGTCAAAGATTCTAATCCTGGTATCTTAGTAATACCTTTTGGTAAATCAAGCCAGATAGTATCACTACCTGATGTTTTACCTACTGGAACTTGCTCACCATTCTCATCGGTCACAAGACCTGATCTATTAGGTGCTTGCCATACAAGATATCCTCTATTGACCAAAGATGGATCAGCTACTGCCAGTTTCATCCAAGTCTTATAAGCATTTTCCTGTGCTGAGAAGAATGGATTAATATACTTCATAGCGGTAGCAAGATTAGTTTTACGTTCAATATTAAATAATATGCCCTTCATTTCCCTTAGGGCAACCTTGCGAGCCTGATCCATAATTACTCTTTGCTCGTCTAAGCCAATAATATCATCTTTTAGACCAGACATAATATTTATTCTACGCTTAGCTTCTTGACGGTATAAGTGAACGAATAAAGGGTTTCTAGCAAAAGCATCTTCAGGCATAGTTGCCAGTAACTTAAATAAAGAGTTAATTACTCCCTTTTTTTGTATCTCTGATACGTTATCAAAATTTTCTTTAAGGATGTGACCGTGAATAATAGGAAGAGTAGTAGGATCTTTAAAAGTTGACCTTAGATCTTCTGCTGTAACAGTCTTTATTTTATCTCTAAGATTAGATGATACTGGTAAGTAATTATCTAAAAAGCCACTAATTCTAGTTACATATTCTGCTGCATTGTCAGAGTTAATAGCAAGTCTTCTTCTTAGGTCTCTACCTTCTACTGAACTTTTTAACCAGCGAGTTATATCATCTACTGTTTCGCCAGCAACAATTTTATTTACTACTGCAGAGTTACCAAACTGAGTACGAAGGGTTTGCGCCCACTGTTCAAAGTACGCAGGGTCTGTAGGTTTAACAGCACCAATACCTCTAGACTCAAGATTGCGTTTATATAGATCGGTATTACTATCAACCATACGCTCAAATGAATTACCGGATGATGCGATTCTCTTAAACATATCACCAAGTGGACCACCTAGAGCATCATCTAGGTCATAAACCTGTCCATCAGATGTAGTTACTCTATAAGAACCAGTACCAATACTTTGCTTAGGTTGTGCCTTTGGAGACCTATTAAGCACATCTGCATAATGTTGGTATACAGCTTCTTTTTCTTCTTGTAAAAGTTTAAGTGTATTTAACTCACCAGCTAAATCTAAATCATCTGGATTTAAAGATGCTTTAGCCTCAGTTGCAGATATTCTTGTTTTAATATCATTAAGTTCATTAGTAACTTTATTGGCTGATTTTTGAACTTGAGCAAAGGTCATACCAGCATCTACTGCACGATACCTATCAATCAAACGAGAAGGTGTAGCAACCTTGTCAGTAATAATATGTTTAAGACCAGGACCTAGATGGCGTAGTTGAGCATAGGCTCCTACTGAACTGGCAATACGTAAAGATGAATCTACAGTGTTACGAATGGTATAACCCAAACGAAGTAAGACCGCAGCCTTAAACGCATCCTGTACAAAATCTAAAGAATTAAATACTTTATTCTTGGTTGTACCTATTAATTTAAAGGCAGAAGCATTGCGCTTCAATAGGTCATCCATTACATCAAAATCCATTAAAGGTAAGAAGTTAGCAGTTTGTGATTCTAATTGTGGAACTCTAATAACAGACGCATCATTATCAACCATAAAGCCTTTATCTTTAATGGACTTTAATGCTGATGTTCTAGCTCTTTTATAGTTATTATAAAGATCTGTTGCAAATTCTTCATCAACATCATACTTCTTGGCTAGTGCTCTTAATCCAGTACCTTCAAGATTTAAGGTTGCAGTAAATTTTGCTTCAGGAGTTGATGCTCCTAAATACCCATCTAATAATTTCTTACTTTCAACTGGAGTAAGATTAGCCCTTTTCTCTAATCTATTAACAGTGGCAATAACCTCACGATATGAATCAGGATCATTAAAATCTACCCAACCAGCAGGGCGCTCTTTTTGAGACCAAGAAAACTTTTGATATAAAACGTGGAATGGTGTAGGTTGATAAATATCAATTCTAGCATTACCAACTTTTTTGTCATAGAATTTAGTAGCTCTTGATTTAGCAACAAAATCTTCTACGCCTTGTAAACCTAAACCGGTAGTACGGGTTAAAGCACCGCCACCCTTACCAACTTCCATAAGGTCAGCAAAGTATTTATCAGTAGCTGCTAAAGATCTATAATTATTTAAGGCCTCTTCAGTAACTGCTGGACTATCGTTTAAGAATGGAAGCATACCTGAACCATCAGGTGCTGCGAATAATTTAAATTCATCTACTGCTGATAGTTTGCCACGCTCTGCTTCTAAGGCATCGGAGATATGTACTCTCTGTGCTCTTAAATTATTTAACGCCTTTGGATCACCAAGAGCGGAGCGAAGAATAAGAGCGGTCTCATCTACATCTACTGAATCACCTAATAGGTGTGCAAGTAGTCCTGGGTTAGACGAAGATTTAACCATAGGATGAGATATTGCATAAGTAGAATTATTATCTGTAAAGTCTTTTAATATTTTAGTAAAACGATTGTTAACACCATATTGTGCTTTGGTGATTTCTTCTGCTGCCTTAGCAACCGCATCAGCATTATTTAATTTGCCAACGCCTAACTCACTTGCTTTAAGAACTTTAGCTGCTTTTCCTCCAACAAGGCTTACATCACCAAATAGTTGTGCAAATACATCTACACCACCTGAAAGTGATCTACCCCAAGCGCTCTTCTTAAAAGCTGCTTCACGCTCTCTTGGATCGTAAATATTAAATTGTGGGTCATAAGCAGAACGAAATTGACCTACAAATGCTTGACCAAGTGAAATTTCTTGAGCGCCCTTATAGGCTTTTTCCCAAGTATCAGGATCAAAAAATCCTAATATGTTACCACCTGCTACTTCACCCCGTACTAGGAAGTAAGTAGTTAATGGTTCTCTAATTGCTTCTTGATTTACTTTGTATAAAGTTTCTAATGCTGGTGCTACGCCAGGAACTTTCATAACAGCACCACCTGCAGAAGCAAGTGGTTTAACTACACTACCACCAGCTTGCATTGCTGCAGTTTTAAATGGTTGAATAAAACCGTTATATTCTTCGTCATCATTCCAAGGAGCAGTTCCTACATCCCAAGCGAATTTAGCTGGCGTACCTGCTAGTCCTGCTATATCTCCGCCAAAACTAACAGCACGTTCACCTAACCAATTTGCAGAATTAAATACACCTTTACCTGCACTAGAAGCTAGATCACCAATTCTGTTCCATACACTCACAACTGATCCCTTAACTGTCTAATTGCTTGACGGGTTTCTGGTGAGGTATTTGGTAAATCTGAAATATAAGCAAGCACAGGCATATAGGATGCTATCGCTGATTTAAAATTCTCATCATCTGGTTGGCGCATTTGTAATGCTTCTGAACCAGCACCATCTCCCATATCAATACCTTCGGTAATAGGAATCTCTGGTTTTTGAGTTGGAGCATATAAAGGTGTTATTGGAGTTTGTGCTACTGGGTTAGATGGTCTACCACCTACGTTATCTGCAACGCCACGAGTAGTTGCTTTAGGTGCTGCAGTATTAAGCATTGCAGTCTCTTGTCCTTCACCGTATGAAGTTGAATCTAAATTCATATCTGTTCTCTTGGAGAATTTACCAGGGCCTGATGCTCCTGCTAATGGGCCTCTTGCCATTATTCCTCCTTTAAAGTTTCTAAATCTTGTGCGAAGTCTTGCCAGACTTTCGTCTCATAAGTTTTTTGGTTTGAATGATAGATAGCTAATTGGTGCAGATCATCTGCAAGTGCTTCTATCACTGATGTTAAGTTTAAAAAGAATCCTGATACTATTACTAAATAATCAGACAAGCGCACTGGGCGATTAAGATTATTATCTTGGTTCACCCAGTGCTCCTATCACTAAATAATTTAACCCTTTTTTGCTGATGGGCCTTTACGACCTGCTGGTGTGTATCCGAAGAATACTTTTCCAGTTGTTGGTGCTGGTGCGTTCTTTGGCTCTACAGGCTTTGCTTCAACTGCCTTAGCTCTTGATCCTTTGTTCATTTATTCACCTCCCTTATTATGCTGCGCCGCCGATAGAGGCGAGTAATTGTGCGATATCTGGTTGAGGTTGACCAGCAGCAGGGGCCTCTCCGCTTTGTTGTTCTGGAGTTGGCTGCGAGGCAGGAACGGGGGCCGCTCCTGCTACTGGAACTTGTTGTTCAGGCATCATTGGTGCAGGAGCCACTGGCTCCGGTGCAAATGCCTTAGCAATAATCGTTTCTAGTTGTAATCCTTTTTGTCTACCCGCAATGACATCAGCGATCCTAGTAATAACTTGAGATGGGTCTTGACCCTGCGAGGCAAGCATTGGTATAGCTTGAGCATACTGGGCAACAGCAACACGAAGAGAATCACGCATTTCTTCAATGTCCACCCTTTGTTCTTCTTGTGTGACATTTAACTCCATAGGGATTTCTCGGCGAACATAATCTCTTGAGACTAACTTATCGCTACGCATTTGTAGTAATGCAATGATGGCTCGGTTAGGATCCATACCAGACATAATGCCGTAACGTACATCTACACCATACTCGCCTTTAATATCACGAGATGGAACATACTTGAGTGTATAAGGTGTACCGTCATCGGTTCCCTTAATTTGCTTAGTTACATTACCAAAGATCTTCTCATCTACTTCAAAGCATAGAGATACCATCTCAGTAAACAAGCGAGCAAACTGTGCTTGCGCTGCTTTAACCTGTGTATCAAAGCCAGCCTGTAGTGCTTGTACACCACGACCAGTTACAACAGAGGCATCAATATTACCTGAGCGAGTTTCTGGATAACGAGCACCCATACGAAGTTCACGCTCTAATACACCAGACTCTGTAAATACACCTGCTGGTAGTTCTAGTGGAACTCTACGAATACCTTGTGGATTAGCAGAACGCATAATCGCATCTGGTCCAAGTGCAAGTTCTTGTACATCTTGTGGAATAGCAATAGGTGCTTGAATAGATTTCTCAGCAGCTTGAATCTGCAATACTGCAAAGCGAGCACGGGCTAACTGAACAGATAGGATGTCATCAAACTGACCACGAGCCTCACCATCTAATGATGATCTCATTGCTACATTTGCTAGACACTTACCTACTGGGTTAGGTACATTAGCTAATATTAAATTCTGACGTTCTGGTAGGAATATTAAGTCTTGATCTTTGTCGTGATAACGAACCAAAGATACTGATGGGGAACCCTGTTGCCATCTATTGTGTGGCATAATCTGGGTAGCGTACTCTGGGTACTGCGCTGCTAAAGTCTCAGCATCGGTAGTAACAACCTGTACCAAAGATACAGTTCTACCAAAGCGATCCATCTCAGGATAAACACCAAAAGGATTTAGTAAACGAATACGAGGATTGTTTGTCTCGTAATCCATTTCAATCATTGCTGGCAACATACCGTAGGTATTAAACCAGTCAGCACCCTGATACATCTGGATCTGTAGATCAGATGAGGTTACATAATAATTAGCAATACGAGTTCTCATATCAGCAGCACGGCGCTGAGTATCAGATACCATATTGGTTGCAGAGCAGTTAAAGGATGGCAGTGGTGCCATTACCTCTGCTAGGTCACGGGCAGCTACATCTACGAAGTTAGCAACTAGTGGCTTTGGATAATCCTCGGAAAACATAGATGGATATACTTTTGATATATCACCTTGGCGTACTGATAGAACATCACGCATACGTTGATCTCTAGCGGCATACCGAGTTTGTATACGAGCTGCTTTCGCAACTACCTCTTTAGGTGTTAACAACTTTTCTCCTTAGATAAATGTTTTATCTTTCTGCAATAGTAATTCGTCTATGTTTATAACCATCCGTTTAGACTTTTCCCTATTGGATAAAAATGGGTTCTTCATATGATGATGTTGATATTGACCGTAGTTGATCATCTCTCTTGCCCTGATCTCGCAGAACCAAAGCGCCATCACCATATCGGTCTTACCCTTAGTGGCAGGTGACCAAGTTATCAACTGCTCTATAAGAGCCTTGACATTCTCGGTTTGATCACTAGGCAAATGAATCAGATTATCTCTGTGGTGTTTGCCATCGTGCTGCTTTGTTCCAAACAGTGTAGACATAGAGGCCACACCGAATCCTGAGTCCCACTTATTATTACCTGTGTGGTGTTCCTTTAGAACAACTCCACGAGTTGCAAGATGTTGGCGTATACCCTCATCCTGCGTTAGGAAAGATTGGAAAGCGTTACGCTCTACGATCCATTCGCTAGGCTTGTATAGCTCAGTCCAGTCAAATATTAACTGGCGGATCTGCGCTGGAGTCGGCCTTGTAATCTTGATAGCATCAACAATGAAACGCTTATTGGTAGAACGATCAACAGCATAACAAATAGCAGCAGTGTCCCCAACCATTGCAGGGTCCAAACCACAAATATAAGTAAAGCCTTGAGTATCTTTAGGATGACCTGGATAGCCTGGATTTAAACCACCACTCTTTCGCATACCATCAATAGATCCTCTAACACATACTGGATCAAAGACTGCATCATCTGATATATCTTGTTGCTGATAGATGAGCGCCCAAGTTGAAGCATCCATTGATTGACGTTCGTTAAATAAATTTCTACCAGACCAGCGAGGATATAGACCTTCCTCATTCTTGTCTGTTTCCTCTTGCCCATCAAAGGGTTGATCAGAGGCAGGCCATAAGGTAACCCACTTATCGGGATCCTCATTAGCATCTAATAATGCTGGCATTGCTAGATAGGTCCAAGGTACTAGGCCACCAGGATATCTATCAGGGTTGCGTAACTCCTTGTATAAATCTACGGAGGCTACACGGGTACCAATAATAATTAACTTGCCTGTTGGGTTAAGACGAGATCTAACATCTTGTGTTAACCACTTGATCTGCCGTTCAAAGTCATTGGCATTAGATAAAGTAACAGCATCATCTACTATGATCATATCTGCTCGTTTACCGTAGATCTGACCGCCAATACCAACTGCTTCTATATTGGGATCCTTCTCACTGGATTCACGCAATTCATCCCCGAAGGTAACACGGGTCGCTTGCCAGGAGGCGCTCTTAGATTTGAACCCTACGCCAGCAGCGTATGCTGCTTGTAGGTCCTCGTACATCGGGTGAGTCAGTCGTTGCTTGATGGCGTAGAGAAAGTCACCAGCTAATCGCTGGGTCTGTGAAACTATTAAAACTCTAAAGTTTGGGTTCTGACATAGTAGCCAGGTTACGTAGTCAACTGTAATGGTAATTGACTTGGCGTGGTTAGGAGGTATGTTTAAAAGTATGCGGTTGTTATTTAGACCCTTCTCATACTTCATATTAGGATGAAGCCAGCCTGGGTCATTACCCTCTATTACATCAACTAGATTTTGTTGATGGGGGAAGGTTGCGTTATGAAGGAAGCGTTGTCTAAATTCTGCAAAGGTAAGATCGTGAACATCACTAGAGGCAAAGGATTTATCTCTTAGACCTAACCTAGTTCTATCCATCTTATCTGCGAAGACCTTGTCGGTCCTTCGGTAGTACTCGTAAGTCTTTATAGATTTGCCGGCTGAGGCACAGCCTTGCTCAACTGTCATTCCTTCAGCTACACAACCTAAGATAATTCTTTTCGCTATGTCTGCTGAGTTCTCAGCCATCTAATTCCCTCTGTGGATAAAGCTGTGGATAAGCGCCGTAATTGAAATCTTTGATTTTATTAATGGGCAGAATATTATACTGGAGAGAATATTACACTACACCTGCCGCTTGCGTATGTTGTCCGGTAACTCCCGAAGGAGCCACAGCGACTGAGGGGTAAACCTCGTCTTGCCCTTAGGGGGCATCGCCGAGGTTTCACCGAGGCGAGGTGGTCGTAAAACTCATCACTCCCCGTTTTACTCCCCTACTATATATAAGGCGGGAAATATACTTGAATTCCCGTTTTTACACAAAAAATCTTTCTAAATGTGACGAACCTCACTTACAAAGTATATCAAATCGGACATTACGGACATATACGGGGTAGCTTCACTTTAGTCAAAATATTTATTTGGGGAGTACAGTATCCCAGCCCGCACAATTAAACAAGGGGGGGTTGGTTTGTGCGTGTGCTGAGCGTGTGAGCGCATAATCTAAGGAGATTATTCCCGCCTATCGGGGC